TCCGACTCGCTCTGCTCCTCTCGGGCTCCCCACTGGAGGTCGCGCTCCGAGGTGATGAAGGCGGCGATGCAGCTGACGACCTGCTGCTGGACCAGCTTGGCGAAGTTCACGTCCTCGAACATCCCGACGTAGTCGAAGACGGCGTGCAGGGCGGTGACGCCCCGGGTCTGACTCAGGCGAGACGGTTCGAAGAGGTGGAAGACCAGGGGGTTGTTCTGCTCATCGTAGGCCGGGACCCCGACGAGGTCCTTGGACTGCAGGGCCAGCGGGGTACGGCGCATCCGCTGCTTGCGGGTACCGGGCAGGACCTTGGTGAACCAGTACTTCAGCACCCGGTCCGTCTCAGGGTCCACCTCGATGCCGTGGACGACGTCGTCGGTCAGGTTGTCGGGGGAACTGACCCGATCGCCCTCGAAGAGCTGGAACCTGGTCTCCCTGGGGATGACAAACGCGTCCCCATCGACGAACACGGTGCGCCAGGCGAGGCGGGCCATGTCATGGAAGTTCCGACGGAAGGAGTGGTCGCAGCGACGGGGGTCGTTCGCCCACTCGATGAACCGGTTCTTCAGCTCCTTGTCGAGCCCAGCGTCCTCGGTGTGGGGGTTGTAGCGGAGACCGGTGCCGAGGATGTTGTCCAGTGCCCTGTCGAACATCTGACCGACGATGACGTCGTTCCGGTCCATGTCCCGGGCGTACTCACGAAGCTCCCAGTAGCGGAACTCCTGGGCGTAGTGGGCGTCCGCCGTGCCACCCAGGTGGGTCCTGGTGCGCCGGAACTGGCTCGGCTGCGTCGCGTTGTACGCGAGGCTGCGCTCGAGCTCCTTCTCATCCTTCCAGGCGCGCTTCGCGTCGCCGAAGGTCGGCACGGACTGGCCCTGGACGATCCTGATGGATCGCTCGGTCGGCCCGGACTGCCGCTGTGGGCGCTCGAAGAGCCTGGAGAGGTCCACTAGACGTTACCTCGGAAGCGGCGGAAGTCGGACCTGGTCACACTCGGACCGGGCCGGAAGGCGGTGTCGCGGGCGAGCAGCCACTCCTCGGCGTCCTTGAGCTGCTTCTCGATCAGCGGGACGTTGAGGTTCACCTGGTTGGAGCCCTTCACCATCTGACTCGCGGTGCGCCGGAGGAGGATCCGGCAGGCCGTGACGAAGAGCTTCGCCTTGGCGATCGAGTTGTCCTCGAAGTAGCTGGCGTTGTCGTCGTACTGGGCCTGGACCTCGGTGAGGCTGGACGTGCTGTCGACGCTCATCTGGGCCTCTTCGAGATGAAGGAGGGCTTGCGCTTCTCCTCCGTGGGCTTCCTGGTGGTCATGGTCTTGCCGACGATCGGCCTCGGCAGCTGCTCCACCCCATCGGGAGGGGGCAGCAGATCGACTCTGATCATGTCCGCCGCGGCCCCCTGGTAGACCTCGCAGTCCCAGAGGTGGTTGGGGAGGCCCTTGGCGATGGGACGCCACACGTACCGGGCCTTCCTCCCCTCCCTCTCCAGGATGCGGTGCTCTGCGGTCATGTGCTGGCAGTACACGTCGTCCAGTCCCTCGCACACCTGCCAGAGCTCGTCCCCGAGCAGCGTGGCCCGGACCCTTTCCGCCAGGACGTCCTTGAAGTAGTGGACGTTCGTCAGGTTCAGCGTCACGTCGTACGGCTGCTCACCACCAGGCGGGCGGTAAGTGACGAGCCTCGGCGAGACGGGCCGGTCACCCTTGTCCGTGCCCTTCAGGACGGCGATGCGCCGGTCCCGAAGGCTCCACTTGTACACCTGGTCGGTGCGGGACATGCCGGCGTTGTCCACGTCGAACGTACCACCGGAGTCCACCAGGAGCAGGTCGACCCCGTGGGCCGGACGGGCGTCGCCCTCGACCGGGTAATAGGTGCGGAGCAGCTGGCCGAGCTCCTCGAGGGAGTGCACGTGGCCCCAGTCGATCAGGCGGCTCTTGTACCCGGCGCCCCAGGCCCGCACGACGAACCAGGCGTCGCGACCGCCGGTGTCGGCGGTGGCGAGGACGTACCTGGTCCAGGTGGGGAGAACGCCCCGGCGATGCCCGACACGGGCCTTCTCGAGGAAGACGTCACCCTCGAGCTTGTTCAGCTCCTCCTCGAACGGCTCCCCGAGGTAGCCATTCATGAAGTCCATCATCAGCGCGTGGGAGCTGCGACTCCTCAGGAACTTCCCGACCGCCTCCTCCCAGCTCACCCAGGGTGAGTAGAGGGCGCAGGTGTGGAAGGCGACCCGCTTCTGTGGCCGATAGGCCTCACCCGTCTCGCTGATCCACTCGCCCGACTGGAGGAAGTTGTGGCGGTCCTTGGTCGTGATCTGGCAGCCGGAGTGCGGGCACTGCCACCAGATGGGCATGCGGCCCGACTCGGCCTCGTACGCCAGCTTGATCCTCGAGGGTTCATCGTCCGGACAGGTGCCGCCGAAGGCGCCGACCTGACCCTTGTCCCACCGGAAGTCCCGCCACAGGAGCGGGGAGCGCTTGCCGCACTGGGGGCAGGCGAGGTGGAAGCGGAACCGGGCCTCGGGCGGCGTCTGCTCCCAGGCCAGCCAGATCTGCCCCGCCTTCGTGGTCGGGGTCGAGATCTGGATGAGCTTCTTCCTGTGGGAGTAGGTCTTGGTACGCTGGTCCGCGAGAGAGACGGGGTCACTCTCACGGCCAGAGAAGGGAGGGTACTTGTCAACCTCGTCGCAGATCACGTAGCGACAAGGACGGGTGGCGAGGGCGTTCGGAGAGCCGGCGTGACCCGGGTAGATCTCCATGTTCCTCAGCTTCACCACCGTCTGCCGAAGGTCCCTCACGACCCCCGTCAGGTACTGGTTCAGCTTCGGCGTCATCCTCACCATGGGGAGGATGCGGTCCTCGATGTTCTCCTTCGCGGAAGGCTCCGTCGGGAAGACGATCAACGTCGGGCCGGGGTCCTGGTCGATCCAGGTTCCCAGGGCGTTACGAACCGCCTCGCTCCCACCGACCTGAGGTGTCTTCATGAGGACGACCTCTTGGACGCCTAGCTCTCCCATGGCGTCCATGATCGTCTTCAGGTACGGGGTGCGCTCGGTCCTCCACGGACCTGGCTCGGAGGACTTCCCGACCTCGAGGATCCGGTACTTGTCGGCCCAGTTACTGACCGGCAGGCACTCAGGAGGTGCCCAGGCGGCCCGCTCCCTCTCGGTAAAGGTGGTCACTCGTGTGGACATCCGGACGGATCTGGGGTGTACTTGCAGCCGCCAGGGCAGCAGCCCATGCAGGGCATGTCACAGGACTTCGCGTCACAGCCGCAGTGACCGGTGATCGGGGAGGTCTCGCAGGGCGGTCGGTCGAAACGGTAGATCTGAGCCCCGGTGATCACGAGGATCACCAGGCAGAGGCCGCACTCGAACCAGTTGTCCGCCCAGCGGCCCATCAGTGCTCCAGGTGCTTCTGAAGGACGGTGATGGCCGTCTTCTTGGCCTTCTCGGTCGCCTTCCGCTGCCTCGCCAGCTCCACCAGCTTGGCGGAGTTGCGGTCGATCTGACACTCCAGGCAGTGCTCGACGTCGTGGTGCCCGTTCTCCTTCTCCTTCAGGGCACACATGCTAGTGCTCCTTGCCGGAGAGGGCGCTGATGAGCTCCTTCTGCTCCTGGATCCGCTGCTCCTGGAGCTTGTCGAACTTCTCCTCCGAGCTCTGCCAGTTCCTATAGAACAGGACGGCGGCGCCTCCGAGGAGGATGGGGGCGGGGAGGCTTGCGAGGAGGCGGCCGAGCTCGAGGAGGTCGGTGGTCGCCAGGGCCACGTTAGGCCTCCTCGTTGATCGTCCCGCGGGACTGGCTCATGAGCCAGTTCGTCCCGTCCGACTCCACGCGGATGGCCGCCCCGTCGGTGGCGAGCTCCAGGCCCTTGCTGACCGCCGCCAGGCTGCCGTCCGCCTTCATCATCCGCTCGCCAGTGGCCGGGGAGACCCGGAGGGTCTGGGCGGCGACGCGCATGAACGTCACCTCCATGCCCTTGGCGACGGCGACGGCGGGCAGCGTGACGTCCACCGTGCCAGAGGCGCCGCGGTTGGTGACGAGGCCACCCGAGTAGTCGACGGTCAGGGTGCGATCGGCGGTGACCGCCAGGACCTTGTTCTTGCGACGGCGAACGTGCTCACGAGACAGCATGGTATATCCTTCCCAGTTTCCTTAGGTCGCGAGACCCTTCAGGAAGCCGCCCAGGAGCTCCGCGAGCTCCCGAAGGACGAGCTTGACCTTCTCACGGATGATGTCGGCGCCGACGAACTCCCAGTTCGCCAGGCGGGCCTTGGCGTGGAGGACCTCTCGCTCGACCTCCTCGCCAAGGGAGCTGAGGAGGGTGAGCTCGGCCAGGTCCTCGAGGGCCTCCTTGATCTCCACCTTCGCCAGCTCCGAGAGGTCGTCCCAGAGCTCCTTGGCGTCGTCAGAGAGCTTCTCCTGGAGCTTGGTCTTCATCAG